AAGAGAGTGACAAAAGCCACTCTCATTATATACTATTTAAGCTCCTTTAAACAATACAAAATTGTTTGCAGCTTGTGTTACTAAACATCTTTCAGATAAGAAACTTACAGTCATCGCATCTAAAGTGTCAGTGTAAGCACCACCTACAGAACCTGTAATCCAAGACTTATATCTTCGATCTTCAGTTTCAGAAGCTCTATATCTTACATGTAAGAAAGGACGTCTGATGTTTTGACCTAACATTTGGTCATAAACTGTAGTTGTTCCAGCAGGAACCATTACACCATCAATTTCCTTATCCATACCTCTAGTTGAAGCATCATTTAGATATTTCCAATCAGTTTTGTAGAAGTCATAAGAACCTCTTCTAAAACCTGAAAATCCAAAGTTTAATGCCATGTCTCCGTCGTTATCGAATAAACCATAACCAGCAGACTGAGTAGAAGCATAACTTGATCCAGCCATAGCGCCAACCATATCATCAAAGTCAAGAGCCGTAGATCTTGATAAGAATAACATGTTTTCTTCAATAGCACCTTGCTTGTCTAAGTTTTTAAGGATTTCATCAAAATCACCTAAAGCACCTGAACCAGGGGCAGCAGCTCCAGCAAAACCAGAATATACATTACCTCTTGCTTCAATAGCAGCGAATAAACCTTCAGAACCTTTAACATCTTGAGTCGTGTTAGCAGCAGCTCCAGCAGCACCACCAAAATCAAAAGGTACATTAGAAACAGTAGGATCACTAGGCCTCATAAACTCAGCTTCAACCATACTCATTTCTAAGTAATCATCAAATCTTAATCTTGTTTCAGATTCAGACTTTAGATACCATAAGTATCCAGATTGTCCTTCTTCTGTAGAAACTTCAACCCAACCAATCTGAGCAGTGTCAGAACCGTTAATTTTAAAGTTATCTTTTAAGATCATTGGAGAATTAGAAAACTGAGTAAAAGATGGCTCAATAGAACCTTCCATACCAACTGTTCCTTTTCCAAAGTCAGAACCGTAAACAAATACATTACAGTTTCCAGCTCCTAAAAGTCCAGTAGGTACACCGTCAGCGGCAGTAGCAGTGTTAAAACTTCCACCATAAACAGCTAAACTACAAGTAGTTTTAGCAGTATTAACAGCTTGTACAAGAGCTTTAGCAACGATTAATCCAGTAGCAACGTCAGACATTAAAACTGTTTGACCAACTCTAATAGCATGTTGAGTTAAAGCAACTCCAGGAGAAGCAGTATTAGCTAGGTTTGGAGTAAGTGTAGCATTTACAGATGAATCATTATTTACATTAACTACATCACTTGATTTATAAGCTACGTGTAATCTATTTTGTTCAGACCAAATAACTTGATCAGATGTCATAGGCATTTCAGCGCCTACCATTCTCAAGAAACCACCAATTGTTCGGTTTCCGTATCTTTCTACTTCTGCTTCGTAAAGCTCAGGTAGATATTGTTGTGCGAAGTCGTTACCAGATCCATTAGAAAAGTCAAGATAATTTTCTCTTAACGTCATTCTTTTTTGAGCAGGCACGATGCTTGCGGGAAAACTCCCGCCAGTTACAAAACTCATATTTATTTATTTTAGTTATTGTTGTTTTTTACTTTTAATTTTCAACCTAGAACTATCAACACCACTTATTGCTTTTACTTTAAATCCATTTATAAATACATCACCTGAAGCTTGTGGCCTAGGATCATTATTTATATTTTTAGATTTAGCTATTACATCTTTAACAGCATCGGCTTTACCTTGCTCATAAAAATGATTAGCTATTGTATCAACGTTTTCAGCAGCATAAAAAGCCTTGTGATAACCAACAGCATCAATAACTTCTCCCTTGTCATTTAAGAACTTCTTAACGAACTTGTTTAAGTCAGACTGTTTCTCGGCAGTTGCGGAAGGATTAGAGATATTATAATTAAACTTTTTTTCACCAACTTTAATTTCAAAACCTTTGAAGTCTCCATTGAAAAGCTCATTAGTAGTATCTTTAAATTGTTCCCTACGCTCTGCAGCTATTTGTTGTTCTTTGTTGTATCTATTGAAAAAATCCATAGCTTTTTGCTGTTCTTGAGTTACGCCCGGTCTCAACTTGATCTCGTCGTAATATTTACTCTTTGAACTTTCTAAAAAGTTTTTGGCTTTTGCAATTTCTTCTTTGAAGAGTAATTGTCTTTTTCTGACAACTCTTTCTTCATCCACTTCTTCATCATAAGAAAAATTATCTTCCATAAGGAAACTAATCTCTTCTTGATTTAAATGTGGTTTAGTATTTTTGTAGTATTCATTAAGTATTTGTTTTTCGTCGTACTTTGAATAATCTTTATTTAATGAAACATAATCTTCTACAGTTCCACCTGTCTCTTCCATAAATGAAACTAGTTTTTCGATGTTTTCTGGCAACTGCTTACCAATAACTTTTTCATCTCTTACTGCTTCTTTTAATTGTTGCTTTGTTTCTACTACTTCTTCTTCTTTTATTTCTGTTATAGTAGCAACTTCTTCAACTTTATCCTCTTTTATTTCTTCTTTAATTTCAGCTTTTACTTCTTCAACTTTTTCAGTTGGTATTTCTACTTTAGTAGTAGCTTGTTCTTGAAGATCTTTTTTAGGATCTTTGCTTAAATCAATATGAGTTATATTGTTTGGCATTTTATCAACAAGTTTTTTTGGCTTGCTTTTTAATTTTAAACCTTGTTTAGTATCATCTACTATAGGCTTTTCTTTTGTTTCTTCTGACATAATATAATATAATAATTAATAATTGTTACATAGGCATATTGTCTGCGCCTAAGCTCTGTGGGTTACTTTGATTTTCAAAGTCTGTTGGTAATAACTCTTGCTGTCTTTGTTGTATCATAGCGCTTTGCTGAGTTGCTTGTAATTTAGTTCTATTATCTTTACGATCTTCAATAAATTGCTCTCTTTCCTTAACTCTAGATACATCCATTTGCTTCAACTGCATGTCAAACTGATACCTTATTTCTAAAGCTTTCATGTCTAATTGAGCCTTCATCTCCATCTTTTGTATTTCAAATTGAGATTTAGCTTGTTCTATTTGTACAGTACTTTCAGTTAATGCTTGCTGTTTTTGCATTTCAGCTAAAATAGCTTTCTCAGCAGTTTGTTGATTAGCTTGTGCTTGAGCTTGTATATTCGCTTGAGCAGCTGCTTGATCAGCTTCAGCTTTTTTCTTTCTTCTAAACTTAAGCATTTGATTAGCTAGTTTTAGATTTCTAACTTCTCTAATATCTATTGCATCTGCTAGGTCTATTTGACCAGACTTTAAAGCTATTTGTATGTTTTGTTCAAGCTCAGCTTTTTCTTCTTCATCTGGTTCTAACTTTATAAATATACCAAAATCATGAATTTGTAAATTCATTAACTCTGTTAAAGTCCCAGTGTTAAAAGATGATATACTATTTTTTAAAGCTTCTTTTGTAAATGGAAATTGTAATGAATCAGCAACTCTTAAAGATATGTTTTCACAAGCTCTAGCGGTTAAGTAAAGACTAGACTGTAAGATGTGTCTAGTAGCAGTATTAGAATTAGCAGCTGCTAGTTTTTGTAAACCTACTAATGAGTTTTTGTCTGGATTACTCCCATCTCTAGCTTCATTAAGTCCTGTCACGTCTCTAATGAGTTGTAAATAATACTGATAAGTTTGTATTAAAGAGTTTATTTTTCCACCACCAGATCCAGTCTGTAATTCTTGTATAGGAACTTTACCTGGATTCATATTACCTTCTTGAGTCATAGATCTACCTACTACAGAACCAGTTTGAAAATACATATTTAATGCCTCAGCTGGATTATAGTTAGTACCATTTCCAAGATCAACTTCTGCTAAACCGTCCATATCCAAAAAAACACCATCTGGAACTACTCTAGCTAATACTTGTTGTATCTTTAAATGAGTTAATTGTATCATGTCAGCAAAACCTGTTATTCTACTAACTAAAGATTCTATACGTCCTTTATACATTCTAGGAGCAGTTATAGCGTAACTAAAATTAACTTTAGTAGTATCTGCAACTGGTCTTGTCATATGTTCTGCCATTCTCCAGTCTAACATCATTGGATGTCCTAGTATTTTTGCTCCACTGTAAAGTGTTTCTATAGTTCTTGAAACTCTTTCAAAACCATCATTTGGTGGTGGTGCAAATGTATCAGGTTTTTCTAATACTTTTTCTAATCCAGCATCAGTATATTTTATTTTATAAACTTGATCTGAATAACTTTTGTATTCAAAATATAAAACTTGAATAGTTTGATCGTCTTGCTTGCCGTTCCAGTTTCTTAAATATTCTTGATTACCAGGGTATTTTTGTATAGTTTCTAATTCTTCGTCTGTTAGTTGAGGAAACTGTTTTTTAATATCAGCTAAATAAACTGATTTAACTTCACCTACATAATATAAATCTTCAAAATTAGGATCATCAGAATATGAATAAACTAAATGTGCTGGATCAACATAGTCTACTACAACACCTTGTGATCTGTTCCAAGAAGTTTTAACAGATCCTATGCCTAAAACAGTTAAATCATAATTAAACCTTTGTCTAACTAAGTCATATCTATTTTTATCTAATATTTGATTTATAACTTCTTCTTCAGCAACTTCAACAGCTTGTTTAAAATCCATTTGTAAGTGTACTTCTAATTCTTCTTTATCTCTAGGAGCATTAATAGGATCTTGTGAAAAAGCATCAACACCTAACATTTTTTGAGCTTCTTCTAAATATTCTTTAGCTTCTATGTCAACCATTAAATTTCTAGCGTAGTCAGTTCTTATCTTTGAACATACTGGATCTTGAGCATAAGCGTTTATATCATAACTTCTTTGAGACATTCCATTAACAACAATATCAACAAACTTAGAAACTACAGGCACAGGTTTCCAGTCTAAATTCAAATAAGATAAGTCTCCGTTAATAGCTAGTTCATCTTTGTATTTCTGAACTGGCTGTTCACCTCTTGCATAGAGTCTTAGTAAGTTGTAATTATTAAAGTTAACAGCGTAGCCAGGAGCATTAGTTCCGTATCTATAACCTCTGAACCACTCACCTTCTATTGCTCTACCAACCGCTAGACCATATTCCATAGTAGCTTTTTCCGCGTCTGGTACTACCTGATCTGGAAAAGAACTTGTTTGATTGTAAGAAATTTGCATTTATTTATTTTATTATTTTTGAAATAATTCCGTCATTATCGTATCTTTTTATACCTATAGATATAGGCTGATGCTTTCTTTGTGGATTTGGCCTATACATGTTCTTATTGCAAGCCATAATAGCTAAGCCAGAACTAATAGATGCATCATGCTTTGTCCTATTATTTATATCAAACTGACTCCAGTCTTCTAAAGTTTTTTGAAAATACATATTACCATAACCTTGGCTTGTTTCACCAATATAGGTTTCTATATAACTTTCAATTGCGGCAGCATGTGCTTGTTTAATGTCTTCACTTGAATTAGGTATTCCACCTATTTCTTTTTCTGTAGTTGATAGCTTGTTCCAAATCTTATCAGGACGATTAATTGAAAACCCTCTATAACCCCTTCTTTTAAAATAATACAAAAGTCTTGGTTTGTTATTTTCAGCAAGTATAGGCATGCCATAAAAAACACAAGCCATAAGTACATCTTCAAAAAACATTTCGGCTGTTTGTGGTCGTGCTATATATTCTAAAAAAAACTGATTAGGTGGTGCATCTTCCATGCTAAACTTAGTTAATCCATGTAACGCTCCATTAGAACCTTTACCATCTACAGTACCACTAATATCGTAACTATCACAACCAAAAGCTCCCACGTGTTCATTACCAGGGTATTTTAATCCATTTTTAATAACTATATTATTTTGTAAGCTATTAGGTGGTGCCCATGATATTAAAAATCTTCCATCTTTATTAGGATAAAACATCACTTTAGTATCTTTTACACCATTAATCCATTGAAAACTTCCTTGAGTTACAGATACTTCATTATTTAATTCACTATTATAATCTATCTGTTGATATATTTTTGTTAAATTAAATAAAGTATTTTTAGCCTCATCTCTGAAAGCGTGCTGTTCAGTTCTTGGGAACTGTCTGTAATATTCATTTAAACTGTCTTGATCAGACTTTAAGCCATCGACTTCGTTTTGCCAATGTTCGATAACGCCTGTTGTAATTTCATAACCGTCAACTCCTTTGATTGGATTTTCTTTTCTAATGAAAACAGGTGATCCGTAAGAATCCATGAATCCTTCGTAGTTCCATTCCATAGGGATGAACATAGAATAGAGTCCAGAAGAAGTTTGTCCGTTTCTATTTCTTTTTGTAACGTCTGAATTATAGTATAATTTTTTGAAATTGTTTCCACCTTTATCTAATGCGTTTGAAGTTGAGCCCATCATACATTTACCTACAATTCTAGAACCAAGACGTAGTGTAGTTTTTGTAACTCTCCAGTTGTTTAATATGTTATCAGGCCTTTTCCATTTGCCACTTTCGTCATGAGCTAATAGTTTTAGCTTTTCACCATCATAAGAGTTATCGCCTGTATTTTTCCAGTCAATAGTCGTATCAAGTCCGTCTAATTCTCTGAGCTGTTCGTTCGACTCAAGTTTTCTTCTAGTAAGCTTTGATGCTGGAACACGATATGCCAATTCAGTTTTTGGCCGGTCCATACCATCTTGAATGGGTTTAAAAAAGAACGGGTAGTTAACTGATATGGGTACAACTTTATCCGTAAACATTTTTTTGGCATCTGCTCCAGACTTGGATAGTATACCGAATCTAGCATCGGAAGATATTGTAGCTTGGTTAACAAGTTCCGCGCTTGACATAAAAGAGAATCCAGATCGTCTGTTTTTGAGGTAGCACATTCCATAACATCTTGCATCTGCTTTACATGCTTCCCAAAATATAAAGAAGAGTCTGTTTGCTTC